CTACTTCTAATTTAGGTGCTATTTCAAATTGTATACCCAAATCACTTGCTACTTCTAATCTGGATTTACCTGTTCCTAATTCTCTAGCTTGTATATCGTGAGGAGCTATATGATTAGAATAAGCATATCCTTTTTCTTCAAGTTTATCAGCATAATGTGCTAATGACTCACCTGAAGTTTCGTAATAATCAATGAGATGTATTTCCTTGCCCACTCTCTGTGCGAACCAAATCGCTGTTGAGTCACCTATACCTAAATCCCACCACGTTTCTACACCTACATTTGAATCTAGTGGCACGCTGGTAATTCTCCTCTCGGAGTCGGCTTTAGTTATTAATCTTCCATAATAACTGCCTGAGACTGCTGCAGTAAATGAACATTCAAACTCTTGTTCGAATTGTTCCTCAGTCATTATCGAACGTGCCTGTTCCAGCTCTTCATCTGGAATCACTTTGGTTTCGGAAGCTCGATAGATTTTACCCATCCAATCTTTATGACCACGTTGTGCATAGTCATATACTTCCCAAAATTGATTATGACCCATTGGTGTTCCAATAAACATTACCCATCCTAGTTTATCAGCAACTGCTGGACGTATAATTTCTGTCCAGACTCTTGGTGACATAATCGCATATTCATCCATTACGACTCCATCAAATCCCATTCCTCGGATTGAGTCTGGATGATCTGCACCAAATATTTGAATACGACTTCCGTTAAATAAATCTATTCTTAATTCAGTCTCATTTCGTCCACCTCCAAAATACATTAGAGGTTTAGTGTAAAATTTTAAATATTCCCAAGCAATTGCTTTACCTTGTCTGTAAGTTGGTGCAATAAATGCACATAAAGATCTAGGCTTAGCAGCTGCGGTTTTAATTAATTCGTTAATTGATAATACTGATTTACCAAATCGTCTATGACAAACCAGTACATTAAATCTTTTTTTATTGTTATGTACTTCTAATTGATATTCTCGTGGCTTATAAGGAATCTCAATCTTTTTTATTTTCTTGGTCTTTTTGCCACTCGACTTTGATTTCAATTGGTTCATCAGATCCTATTCGTGATTGTGTTGAAGCTAACCTTGGGTGAACAAATGGTGCTGCTTTTTCAGCTGCATACATTTTACGTTCAGGTGAACTCATAGGATTATTTAACACAGCTAACATATAATCTAAAGGGGAATGTTGGTATTTTATGGACATTTCTTCCATACTTTTCCACTTAGGTTTAGTGCTTTTAGACCCTAAAGGTCTTCCTGCACCTTCCCTCTTGCCGCCATGATTTGGATTTTTTTCAACTTCTGACATTAAATTTTTCTACCTTTTTTATTGAATTGTCTAGAGGATGGAAATTTTAATCCTGGAATTGGTTTACTAAGCATTTTAGCACCAATATAAGCACCAGCTACTGTTAAAGGTTGTTTAAAGGCAAATTTAGCCGCCCCACCAATTGCTCTGGGTAGCGTCTTACCTAAGAATTTATGTTGTTTAGTCATTTTAAATTTTTTTGCCATGGTTTCCTCGTTATTTTAGTATTTAACCTTTTTGCCTCTCTTTTTTGCGTATTTTTTAGCTGCAGCTCTACCTTTCTTAGTATAGCTGAACTTCTTTTTTCCTACTTTTGGCATTATCTTAACAGTCCTTGTCTAGCAGCATCTGCTGAAGTTGGCATAGGCATTCTTCCGCCTCGTCTTTGACCCATCGCTGCCAATTGCGGATTATTCGCTGCTTGTTCTAATAATCCTGCTTGTTGTTTTGCGATTTCTGGAAGCATTTTAGCTCTAATAACTAATGAAAGTTGTTCTGCTTCCTCTGGAGATAGCTGAATAATCTTATCTGCTAATTTTTCTATGGATTTTCTAGCCATGGAACATCTTTCTGTATTTACCTATTTTAGCTGTTTTAACAAACCCTGGGTCTTTAAGATCTTTTCGGAACGCAGTACGCTGTTTAGCGACTTTTGTTCTCGTTTTCTTAAACCATCCTGGTATGCTATGTAAACTTCTTATTGCTTTCATTATACACAAGCCACAAATACTTCTAAATCGCAAGCGGCAGTATCTGCTAAAGCAGTTACATTAACTAAATCCCCTAGGGATACTGTTAATCCTGTTCCGTCTATGCCATCCATTGTATCTACGACTCCTCCAGACATGTCGCCATTGTAGATAAAGGATTGTCCTTTGTCTAGTTTAATTGCGAACTCGTCATCGTTTTCGTTTTTGAACGTTAGCGTCACATGGTTCGTATCGTCCAGATTCGTAAATCTCATATATCTTACGTCTCCTTCGATAAACGTACCTGAGCTATTAGCGGTACTCATCGCTACTACTTCTATTTCTGAAGTAGGAACTGTAAGTATTCGCTTATGAACCTCGTTAATACTGGAAATCGACAGGGTATTCGATGATCCCTGGTCGTATCCGTTTAACGAAATAGCTTCTGTTAACGTAACCGTTAATGTTGATGCTGTTATTGTTGTTGCCATTTATTTTCCTTGTCCTCTGTATTTGGAACGTTTTGGAATCCTCTTCGAGTAGGATTTCGCATGTCGTCCTGGTCGTTTTTTCTTTGTCGATTTGACGTAAGTATTAACGCCCCATTTTGGGAGCTTTTTACTCATTAGTCTTTATCGATAATATCCCAAGCTGCTGCACCTGTAACACCGAATCCGTATGCTTTGTGGTGTTTTCTTAGGTGAGCTCCAGCTTTAGCTGCTTTTTTCCCAGCACCTTCTAGTCCTTTTCGGACTGTCGGGTTCGAGACTTTTGCAGTCGCAGAAACAGCTGCTTTTTTAGCCGCCTTACCACTTTTGTAAAGTGTTCTAAGCATTCTAAATGCTGCTGCTCCTCCTAGTTTTATTAGTGGTGCTGCCATCTATTTCTCCTTATCATTGCTATTGTGGGTCTATGCTATAACAAACCCCCCTATACAAGAATCGATTACAAATCGATATCTTGCGAGGGTCGATTACAAACCCGTCAATGTCAATCGCTGTTGCGATTGTCTTTGTTATTGTTGATTATTTCATCGCTAAGTCGCTAGCGACAGCGATAAAATAATTGTTGTTATTAATTGCGGTTTGGTGATGAGTTAACTCTGACCGAAAAATCATTGATTAACTGATTACCGAATCGCTTGATAACCATTGATATCATTAGCTAACTTGATTGCTAGTGATATGAAACACACAGTAAATGAGCCTATTCAACGGGTTGTTGTCGAAGGCTCGGAAAGGATATAATGACTGGTATAGAAGTATTGTATACTATTGTGTTATTCTTATTAGCTATATATATGACAATGCTAATAGGTGGTACTTTAGTAGGCTATTTCACCGCGAAAAGACTGATTAATCAGGTTATTCCAGAGGTGAAGTAATGTGGTTAGTGACTCAATGGGTATTATATTTATGTATGAATGTAATGGGTATTATAATTATGATTAATGCTCCTGAACACACGAAATTAGGTATAATACTCGCAGTAGGTGGTTTATTGTTATTTGGTTTAAGTTTAGCCAAAGCACATATAGATACATTTAAATAAATAGTTAATATTATTGTTACTAGCGTAAATAATATTAACAGAAAGGTGAATATGTCAAATAAACAATCAGTAGTTGATACTGCTAAAGATGTAAGTAAATCAGCTATTAATAATGGTATGAGTTATGTTCAAAAGATACAGAATGGTATCTTCATACCTAAAGTGTTGAAGACTAGATTGGACAAGCAAGATGAAATGCTTGAGAAAATACTAGCAAAATTGACTAAATAATGTCAATTAAGGACTGCGTCTTACCTCCCTCTAGGCGTGGTCCTTAAAAATTTTGGAGGAGATATGTATAGAGTGATATTAAAGAATAGATTTAAAGAGAGACCTATCAATTTAAGTAGAGTGATAAGAGTGATGTATCATCAGCCATTTACAGGTTCTATTCAAATAGAACATATTACATGGTGGAAGAGATATCTCATTAAACTTATTCATCTTGAAATATTATATCCGAAGAAGGGATGGATACAATTGGTCAAGATAATGCGTGATGGGAAGCCATCGGTAAGAGTAGTGACTAAGCCAAGTACCTCCGACAAGCGAGAGTTACTTGTCTTAAAACAATTATATGGAAAGGAGATAGACAATGTCAAAAAGATCGAAGAGAGACGAAAGAAATTTAGACATAGCAAAAAGGCTAGCAAAGAATTTGATAGCACACCGAATATGGTCTAGATTAACACAAACTGAAATGGGTGATATTATTGGTGTTTCTTTTCAACAGTATCAGAAGATGGAGAAATGTGTAAATAGGATATATGCTGAAGATTTACAAAGAATATGTGAAGAGAAGAAATGGGATATAACTATGATGTATGCAGATTCTGATGTGATGTTAGATGAGTGGATGCGAAGAGACTATCCAAATAATAGAGCTATACCTCGTGAATATGAGCAGGTTAAAGAGATGTGGAAGAAAGCTG